AAATTTGACGCATCTCATCTACTGATGGTGTTTTAGAGTTTTTGTCCACAAAATCCTTGACAAACTGCTGGACTTGTATTAGAATATCTGTATCAACCTTTGCCTTTGTTTTTAGTACATTAAATATTATATCCTGGTTTATGTCAGTAAATGGTTTTAGGTTAGAAAGCACAACAAACTTAGATAGTTCCAGTTCTTCCGCCTCTTGTTTTGTTAACTTTCTAACATTAGATTTACCATAATGGTCTAATAAAGCAGGTTGCAGTAATTCAGTTATTTCCTTCTGTGCGGAAGTTGCCCAAATTAATAGATTGGCCGCACCCGGACCTGTCAAAGGTTTGACAACCTTTTGTTTACGAGGTTNTGTATCTTTTGCGTTTTTAGGTCTGCCGCCATCAGGTCTTTCAGAAGTGTTAGGCTTTTTATCCTGAATGTTAGGTTGTTCAACTACTGGTTCTGGTTCTTGTGGTTTAGGTTGCAANTCTGTAACCTGATCGATTGTGATCTGGTCTTTATTAAGTGCAACTTTCTTATAATCATCAGATATATGAGAATTATGATAAGGTCCAGCTTTTGGCGGCACTTTGTCAGTCTTTCTGTTTCGTCTTTCTGATTTAATTCGNGCATCTTCNATGTCATCGATTTCACCAAATCGCTCACGAATCGTTTCTGTAGAAATTACATCCCTATCGGCTAGTTGAACCAATAGATTTTTTTCAGCAGATTCATCAGAAAGAACCATATGATCAAAATGCATTTTTGCGGGTTTAGCAAAACCCATAGCTTTTTGAACTTTTCTTAATTCGGCATTCCAGAATTTTTCCAGAAGATTTCTGCCGTATTCTAACCTCTCGATTAGAGTTTTTAATGACACGAAGTTATTGGTGTATCCGCCACCATTTCCGGCAAGACCTGTTAAAGTAGGTGGAATTCCCAATCCGGCGTAAACACTGTTTAATACTGGTTGGTACTTTTCACTACCCAAGAATTTAAATACCTGAGTATTACTTTCTTTAAAGTCAAGTTCTGGACCCCAAACTAAGTCCATAGTACCGCCACCAACATTACTTGCTAGAATATTGCGCAGTTTATCAATAGCGGCTCTAGTTGGTAGAACCTTGTTCTCAAAATCGCCCAATCGCCATAAACGAATGTTAGAGATAGCACCATCGAGTGCGGACATATCCGCTAGTTTCATCTTTTCCAACATAGTAATATCATCAAGGATTGAGTTAATCATGGGATGCGCCCACAATTGCCAGTCATCCTTCTTATAGTGATAAACCATTAAGTCATCAGAGTTTAGGTCAATATGAGTATCGCCGTTGTTAAAAGCTTTTTGAATTTCACTACTTAACTCATTAATTGGGATTTCTTTTGCTTCATAGGATTTTTTAATATGTGATGATAACTTCATGCGGTATTTTTTATTACCCACAAATAGCGCGGACCTACCACCAACAACATCAATATTAATTGGATTCAGAAAATCATAAACAAACGGAATGCGCCGTCGTGATATGTTTTCTTTGGTGATAATTACATCGTCTTCACCACGAGTCATTTTCTTTTGTGTGGATTTATTTAATTTGGCATATCGTCTTTTAATAACAACATTACCACATCTAAATAAAGTGTTGAGAAATCTTTCTGATCTCTCGGACCCACATACCTCTTCCCACCAGCGACGATAAAACTTTTGTGCATTTTTATCTGTGTGGACAAGACTGATGCCTTGTGAACCAAAATCCCCCATCAAATCGATAACATTTTTGATGATGCCGACTTTTTCATAGGCGTTCATACACCTCTCAATAATTTCTTTTTCAAGCGTCGGCGGTTCTTCACCAGATCTAAATCTGTAGTAGTCACCTTTGCGATAGGATGTCCTAACGGAGATACCATCCTCAATATCAAGATAAGACCTTCCATGACTGGCGCTTGAGTTCATAACTCCGTCATAACTATCAACATTTGCGCTTGCCTGNTCCAGCGCGTCTTTATCATTCAAATCAATATAGAGCTTTTTTTCTTCAGACATAGTAATGACCTTGATTTAATTGTAATGTGATCCCATTCATATTATAGTACACCAAAATCAATAAAGATTGTTTAATTGTGAGGTTATCCAAGCTGGACCAATAAAATCTGCTTGTGGTTTCTTTTTGCCTTGTGAAACTTCGGCAAATCCACCAACGATCTCATAGTCGTCCTGAATTCTCCTTGCTCTAGTCTGTCTAGCCGCCATGTTTGCCATTAATAGTGAGGAATAACGGTCTTTTCGTACCCTTTCTTTACGACCAGTGCCAATCTTAACTTCTGGAGTATCCCAGTGTTCCCTGCCTGTTGATGTCTGTCTAATTTCTATCATACATAATTCATTCTTTAGTTCCTCAATTTCCATGACACAATCTTCTAAAGTGTCATATGTTCTATTCGCCATCTTGTCCTGCTCAATTGACAGTCCAATTGTAATAGGATCAAATCTTGGTAGTAGAAGCACTTTATCTTCAAAATCTTTTCGTAGTCCGTGATTGCCTTCTGCCAACCAGTCATACTTAGCGAACTGACACAATTCTAGAATATGTAGTCCGGACTCATCATCTGTATCTTTTTGTTTTTTCTCATCAATAACGGGCCAAATTGATAATTCACCCTTGGCTAGATTCTTAGGGTCGTGAAGGGACTCAGCTACCGCTATACCGCCGCCTTGAGCGTCCATAGCAATATGTATCGTCGGGAAAGCGCCCATCAGGTCGCGTATCTTACGAGCACAGAAGGAATAGAAGTCCGCTTCTCTGGTGAGACCCTTTTTTACACGGTCTTTATGTTGTTGTCTGTTAGTAGTCCAACAATGTACAACCCGCCTATGGTCATTATGTATTTCTAAAACAATAATAGAAAAATTATCAACTTCTGATGCAGGGTCCACACCAATGATATATTGTCCTGTGGGATTTCCTTTTAAAAGTGGATCAAAGTAGACTTGACCGCCAGAGGCGATATTGATAGGCTTAGTGTCATTACCGACACATGATTCGATTAGACTTCTTTTGAAGAATCCTGACGAATCTGTACAGAAACACGCCCCAAACTCCATCAGGTAAATACCGTTGTGGATTGTGGCTTTTGACCTCGCCACCTGAGCGTCGTCCATAAAACCTTTGGGAATCAGATCAACCGGCATTCTAATAATTGAGTAATCTCTCCAATTAAAAGAATCTGGTATATCTTCTTCACCAAATATGTCTTTTAATTTATGTGGATCGCCCTTGCTTTTAATAATGGACTTCCATCTTTTCCAATATGTCGCAAAATGGTTAAAATCGTAATATGCTGTTCCTGCTAATACAATCTGGTTACCTACACCATCTTCCTGAATATGTTCTGTCAAAAGAGATGGATCAATTCCTAATTGTTTCGCTTTTCGTTTCGCTGCTTCTATTTTTACGCTTTCGGCAGGCGAAGCTGAAACGGCGGCGAAACCTGCGATAACATTTTCAAAGATTTCTCTGGACATAGATGCAAATTCATCGCTAATGATATCATTTGCTCTCTGACCTCGAATCTTNCTACCATCGCCAATTGGNANTGCTACAATTTGACTACNACCTATCAACATTCGGCACATNTCNACATCTCTTCGTGGACCNCTACCGCTATCGCATAAATCTCTTAATATCCCAGAACTTTTCCATATAGTTTCCATATAGTCATGTAGGTATTTAGATTGACGGAAAGCGGCACCAACAACTACAATTTTGCGCCCCGGCATTAATAATGCGCGAAGCATACAATACAAGCTCATTAAAAAGGTTTTCCCCATGCCTCGACTACCGATAAGCATGGGGAATTTTCGTTCCCACAATTCCTGTAGGATCAGCCCTTGAAAAGGAAGTAGGTCTACTTTAAATATGTGCTTACATAAGAACGCAAAATAATCCGGCTGGGTTAATAACCAAGTTAATTTTTTATAGAATTCTTGAGGATCTTCAGTGTCTAGTATGTCTANTGGCGCAATTAAATCACTTTTGTGAACATCAATGTCTAACCANGCATCATTTAGTTCCTCGATTATTTCTTTTCTTAATCTCTCTGACATTTAGATATTCTGTTCTAGTTAAAACTTTATCTGCGAAACCAAAATCCACGGCTTCTTGCGCGGACATATACCAATCGACACTAGATTCTAGTTTTCTTTTGATATAAGCTTTAGTTCTTGCTCTACTATATGATCTATCTTTAAAAAAGCTACCCTTTATACATTTATCCGTATAAATATCAATCATCTGGTTTTTTACTTTTATGTAGTATTTTGTACCAGACTCAACAGAGACCTGATGACCGCTGAGTGTTAGATCGCCAAAATGCACCATAATATCACAATTTGGCATTAAGTATCTTTTGCTGGCGGCTTGGAGTATAATGGTTCCCATACTACATAAGCATCCATGACCAATCATGTAAACTGGTAAAGAAGAATATGATATATTGTCAAATATAGACATGCCATCCGCCCATTCACCGCCTATTGTACTGGTGTGGGCAATTATCTTATCTGTAGATTTTTGTTCTGC